AGAGTCCGTATGCTGCGTAAAGTAGAGGGCGAGATTGACACTACAGAAGAGCATCTTAAGCATCTTAAATCTGAGAAGCATAAACTCTCTGTTGAGAATATCCCTGCACTGATGGATGAGATGGGCATTGAACGCCTTGATGTTGACGGTATCACCGTCAGTAGAAAGATGATGGTCCATGCATCAATTCCCTTGGACAGGAAGGAAGAAGCTTTCCAATGGCTTCGATCACAAGGCCTTGATGACATCATCAAGAACGATGTGACTTTGACTTTTGGTAAAGGCGAAGACAATCTAGCGGGCGACGTTGTAGGGATGCTGGAAGACAGAGGATTCCACCCATCAACCAAGACCCACATCCACCCAAGCACATTGAAGGCGTTCGTTAAGGAACGAGTAACAGATGGCAAACCCATCGACCTTGATATGTTTGGAGCATTCATTGCAAACGCAGCAGAAATTCGGAGGAAAGCGTGATGGGAATTTCAAAACAAAAGCAGATGGAAGAGATGCATCGCGTCTCGGTTTTAGAGTACGACGAGGACGATATGGCGAAAAGCGATGATGCCGCTTGGTGTGCAAAAGAAAACTATGAATCTGGAATCATGACTTTTGAGGAAGCGTGTGAAGATGACTTGATCGAACGGTCCATTGAAGACGATGCGATTAAAGCAGACATGAAGCGTCAAGATGATGCAATTAGAAAGGCAAAGAACAATGGCTAACGCAGTAGCAACGAAAAAAAACGCAGAGTTAAGCACAGACGTACTTGACGATATCTTTGAAACCGCTGGTGAGGGCGCTGCCTTTGACAGCAGTGAGATGCAGATCCCGTTCGTTCGGGTTTTGCAAGCTTTGTCACCACAGTTGAACAAGAAGAAGTCTGAGTTCATCGAGGGTGCGGCTCAAGGTGACCTGTTCAACACCGTGACTGGTCAGCACTGGGCAGGGGAAGAGGGCGTGACTGTTGTGCCTTGTTTCCAAACTACTAAGTATCTGGAGTTTGTACCGCGTGACATGGGAGGCGGCTTCAAAGGCGAGATCTCACCAAACGATCCACGCCTAACACAGACACAGCGCGTTGGATCAAAAGAAGTTTTGCCGAATGGTAATGAACTTGTGAAATCCGATCAACACTTTTGTTTGATTGTAGACGCGGACGGCTCATGCCAACCCGCTGTGATTGACATGAAGTCAACACAGTTGAAAGTGTCGCGCCGTTGGAAGACACAGATTGCCATGCAAAAGATCAAGCATCCCGCATCAGGGCAGATGGTGACCCCAGCCGTTTTTGCAACGATGTGGAAGCTGACCACCACCGAGGAAAGCAATGACCAAGGTTCGTGGAACAACTACCAAGTGGAGAAAGTTAGTCTGGTAGACAACCGTAACTTGCTCCAAGAAGCTATGGCCTTCCGCAAGTCTATCGCGGCGGGCGAAGTGAAAGCTGCTTCGGAAGAGGTGCCCTCAACCTCTTCGCAACAGGATGATTCTATCCCGTTCTAAGCAGCCAGTGGTGTGCCATGTTTGCGCGTAGCACACCACGTTTTCACTAGGAGCCAACTATGTCATTAGCAGAAAGACTACTGTCGGCCTTTGAGGGATCAAGCGCTGGCCACGGACAGACTACTGTCGGCAGAGTAGGCCGGACAGGAAAGGTAGATGCGAACAGCCGCATTGTCCGCGAGAATATTACTGTGGAAAAAGTTCAAGCACACATAGATGGGAAGCATGGGGTCGGGGCGATCCCTATTAATCAAGATAACATGTGTAAGTTTGGGGCTTTAGATATTGATACCTATGACCTAGACCACAAGGCGCTAGGTGCTAAGATCCGTAAGATGAAACTACCCCTGCTGCACTGCCGATCAAAGTCGGGAGGCGCACACCTCTTTCTATTCCTGAAAGGCTGGGAGCCAGCGTCTTTGATCAGGGAATATCTAACAGAGATGTCTATCGCGCTTGGGTTCTCTGGCTGCGAGATCTTTCCGAAGCAGGATAAAATCCTTACGGAACGTGGAGATGTAGGGAACTTCATCAACATGCCTTACTTTAACTCTGAAGAAACGGTTCGCTATTGCTTTAACGTTAAGCACGAGGCGATGGAACTGGAAGAGTTTTTGAACGCTGTAGAAATGATGAGGGTTTCTGCCTCCGACTTGAACGCATTGAAGTTCGGCGGAGAGCGCAAGCACTTTACCGATGGGCCGTATTGCCTTGAGATTATGTCGAGCCAAGGAAAGATATCCGAGAACAGGAACATCACAATGTTTGCTGTTGGGGTTTACTGCAAACTCAAGTGGCCGGACGATTGGAAAAAACATCTTGAGGAGTACAATCGTATCTTATGTGCCAAGCCGCTTGGTGCCTCTGAGATCATGGTGATCCAAGGTTCGTTGGAGAAGAAGGAATACTTCTACACCTGCAACACCTGTCCACTAAAAGATTTCTGTGACAAGACAATCTGCAAGACTCGCCCCTTTGGCATAGGTTCTGAAGAGCCTGACAGCGTACCTCTTAGCGGCCTTACGATCCTGCTATCAGAGCCTCGCCTGTACTTCATGGACGTTGCTGGCAAACGCATTGAACTATCTACCGAGCAGTTGCAGAACCAATCGTTATTTCAACGGGCTTGCATGGATCAAATACACTTGATGCCACCCTTGGTTAAACCGGCTAAGTGGCAGGTATTGATTGGTGGTTTGATGGATCAGTCTACAAAGCTAGACGTTCCAGAAGAATTGACTTTGGCGGGGCAGTTTAAAGAGGTTCTTAAACTGTACTGTAGTGGCCGGATGCGGGCTGTGGCACCAGAGGAGATGACCATGGGTAAGCCTTACTCTAACAACGGGCGTACTAACTTTACTATTGGGGGTATTATGGACTTCCTAAAAAGCCGTGGTTTTTCTGCATACAACCGAGGCCAAGTTCAGCAACAGATAAAAGCGCTCAACGATGGTGCGCCCTGTGAAGGCCACTATAATATTAAGAAGGCAGACGGGAGTCCAACCACGCTTCGTGTTTGGTGGGTTCCAGACTTTATAGAAATGGCAGTCTTTGTAGACTCAGAGGAGAATAATTATGACGTTCCTTTCTAAACCGCTGCTGAAGATCAGCGACATAAGCACCAAACTTGGTGTGGCAAAGTCTACCATATACAAATGGGTGAATGACGGAGTGTTTCCCAAGCCTATTGTTTTGAATGGGGACAAAGAGACTGGTATCAACAGTGCAACCCGTTGGTATTCCGAGGACATTGAGGAGTGGCTGAAGTCTCGGCCAAGAACCCATGAATAATCAGCTTATCTTTGGCCCGCCTGGTACAGGGAAAACATATACTCTCATTGGATTAGTGTCGGACGCTTTAGCTAAAGGTGTCCGCCCTGAAAGAATCGCGTTTGTTTCCTTTACAAAGAAGGCCGTAGAGGAGGCCGTCAACCGCGCGGGTCAGCAGTTTGGCTTAAACTACAAAGAACTTCCGTATTTTAGAACGCTGCACTCCATTGCTTTCAGGGGTCTTGGTCTGCAACATCAGGACGTTATGGCCAAATCAGACTGGGATTTTCTTGCCGATAAATTGAACATGGACTTCTCTGGAGTCACTTTTGTAAACCCAGAGGAAGGTATGGTGATTCCTCCGTCTGGTGGGACAGGGACGCAGTACGTCCAGATTATCACCAAGGCGCGGTACAGCAAGATACCTTTAGAGAAAGCATTTAAAGAAGCGGGCGACTACAACCTGCACTTCTTTATGCTGGAGAAGATCGATGAGAACCTTCGGGCGTACAAAAAAGGCATGATGAAGTTTGACTTCACAGACATGATCGACACTTACACCCAAGATATTGAAACCCCGGACCTAGACCTGCTGATCGTTGACGAGGCACAGGATCTCACGCCGTTGCAGTGGGATATGGTTTCCAAGATGTCTGCTAACTCTGCATTTACTTATTATGCTGGGGACGATGACCAAGCTGTGCACCGTTGGGCAGGCGTTGATCTGAAGCTGTTTCTCAACGCATCAGATAACAAGCGTGTGCTTACACAGTCATATCGTATGCCTAAAGCTGTGCACCGTCTATCGCAGCGTGTTGTAAAGCGGATCTCTTACCGCCAACCCAAAGAGTTTAAGCCAACAGATCAAGAAGGGCATGTGCGATCTGTTATGTCTGTGTACGACCTGCCCTTGGAGCGAGGTTCATGGACCGTGATGGCATTAACCAACTCCTACGCCAAGCAGATCTATATTAAGATTATGGAAATGGGGTACATGTGTAACCTAAAGACCAGAAAGAGCGTCAGCACTGATACTGCCAATGCTCTTGCCTCATGGCGGCAGCTTCAGGCTGGTGGATCTATTACCAAGTCCCAGACTATCGCGATGTATGACGCTATGCCAAAGCGTGGTACATCGGCCTCGGTCAAGCATGGGTCTAAGAAACTTCTTGACGCGGTCCACGAAGAGGATGTCTTGAACTATCAAAACCTATCTCAAAACTTTGGTTTGATTGTTCCCCTTGAAGCGGATGCTGCCCGCGCTTTAAACCTAAGCGGGCAAGAGGCTCGTTATATTGAGATGCTAGAAGCGAGGGGCGAGGACATCCTTGCACCCGCTCGGATAAAGGTGTCTACGTTTCATGCGATGAAGGGAGGCGAAGACGATAACTGCGCCGTGTTCCTTGCCTCGACCAAAAGGTTTTCTGTCGATGGTGATCCAGACGATCTACATAGGGCTTTCTATGTAGGCCTTACCAGAGCCAGAAAGAACTTGTTCTTAATAGAGTCCAACAGACCATATAGGTATGACGTATGAAGAAAGTGTCCGACTACAATATCTTAAATTACGAATGTGTCTGCGGGCACAAATGGGAAACGACATGGAATAAAGTTTCTAAAGACATGTGTACTGTCTGTAACAAATACGTTGATCCTAAAGAAAAGAGGCCAGAATGACCAGAGATGAAATCTTAGACACGGCCAAGGAACTAATCAACGGACCGAGGGCCAAGGACTACGGTGATGCATCCGATAACTTTGACCGCATTGCAGACGGTTGGAATATTATTGCGCAAAACGCTACCAGAACGCACGGATATATCACACGCAAGCACGTTGCCTTGATGCTCGACTGGCTAAAGACAGCCCGACTGCTTGAGACAATAGACCACGACGACTCGTGGATTGACAAGGCTGGTTATACTGGGCTTGGCGGATCATTTAAAAAGGGCTGAAGATGAAAAAATCACTGTTTGATAAAGATGCGTACATCGCTGCCGAAATGAACAACAAGGAAATCGATTGGAACATCCCATCCGAGTACCCAGATCTGACCGGATACAAACAGATTGCTATTGACCTCGAGACTTGCGACCCGAACCTTATGACCAAGGGCCCAGGTTGGGCAAGAAATGACGGGTTTGTTGTTGGCATTGCTGTCGCGGCGGGGGATTACTACGGGTACTTCCCGATCCGCCACGAGAACGGCCACAATCTAGATCCTAAGATGACGTTCAAGTGGCTGAAGAAACAGATGTCTACGCCACACATTGACAAGATTATGCACAACGCCACCTACGATGCGGGCTGGCTTCGCGCTGAAGGGATCGAGGTTCAAGGACGGATCATCGATACGATGGTGGCCGCGCCTATAATCAACGAGAACCGCTTTAGCTATAGCCTGAATAACTTGGGCCGTGATTACATCGACATGCGTAAGGATGAGAAGCTACTGCGGGCTGCGGCTAACGAGTGGGTCTTTGATCCAAAGAAAGACATGTGGAAGATGCCTCCTAAGTATGTGGGTGCCTATGCTGAACAGGATGCTGTGATGACGCTCAAGCTTTGGGAGCGGTTAAAGATTGATATCGACAAGGAAGAACT